ATTTTATGGAGTAGTTGATGGACAAACAACACATCACGGATCATTTGGCTGGACTGGATCACTCAAAGATGGGTTTAAGAAAGCCAATGGAAAAGATCAATAAAATCTATGGACCACCGGGCACCGGTAAAACATTTAGATTAATTAGACGTGTAAAAGCGTACGAACGTATTGGTGTGCCTTTACACAAGATAGGTTACTTTGCATTTACTAGAAAGGCTGCAGAGGAAGCACGTAAAAGAATTAATGTATCTGAAAAAGAAGTGCCATATTTTCAAACAATACACGCGTTCTGTTATCACTTACTGGGATTAAACGAAGAGGACATCATGCAGCCGTATCACTACGAAGACCTTGGTAAAAAATTAAACATAAGAGTTTCGTTCAATGATAAATATAACGAAGAAGAAACACATTTTTTAAGCTGTAATAATCCGTACTTTCAAATGATACAAAGGGCTATAAATAAAGATATAGATATTAGAGCAGAGTTTGATCTTAACGAACATGATAAAAAACAAGTAAATGATTATGATACTCTCAATCATATTTATAGAAATCTTTTAGTTTACAAAGATAAAAATAATCTTTTTGATTTTAACGATATAATAAAATCTGTTTTACATTCTAACAAAATACCCATGTTCAAAGCTATATTTATTGATGAAGCACAAGACTTATCACCATTGCAATGGCAACTATATGACAAACTAAAATATCATTGTGAACAAATGTATCTAGCTGGTGATGATGACCAAGCTATTTATGCTTGGGCTGGAGCTGACGTCAAAAGATTTGTAAAAGAACCTGCAAGAGAGATTGTATTAAGAAAATCAAAACGTATATCTAAAGCTGTTCAAGAAGAATCGACAAGACCTATTAATAATATTATTGGAATTAGAAAACTAAAAAAATATTATCCAAGAGATTACGAAGGTGAGTCACACTACATATCTGATCTTAACCAAGTTGATCTGACACAAGGTAAATGGCTAATACTCACAAGAACTAAAAGTAATCTGTTAGATATCATGAAAGATTTAAAACGTAAAAATTTTTATTATCAAAGTAACAAAGGTAAAAGTTTTAAAGTTGGTATGTACGAGGCTGCAATAGCATACACTAAATGGACAATGGATGAATTGTTGGATGACAAAGAAATAAGTGCAGTAAAAGAATTTATACCTAATGCAGATTGGGATGTTAAAGTTCCATGGTATGATAAGTTTGTAGCAGATCAAAAAGAAATTTTATATTTAAGAAATTTAATTGCATCGAAAGAAAATTTAAAAGAAAAGGCGAGAATATGGTTGTCAACTATTCACGCAATAAAGGGTGGTGAAGAAGATAATGTAATTTTATCTTTACACCAAGGTCGTACTGTACAACAAGGGATTAAATCAAGTGTTGACAAACAAGATGAAGAGCATAGAGTGTGGTATGTTGGAGTTACGAGAGCAAGAAATAATCTATATAAACTGAGAGCAAAAAAGAAATTAAGGGAGTATCAACTATGACAGATAAAAATATATTAGACGAAGCATTTCCACAATACACTCAGGTCGGTGGAAATCATTACACCAAGTTTCCTATTCAACCATACGAGTTCATTTCTAAAAACAATCTATCGTTTTTTCAAGGAAATGTTGTTAAATACGTTTGCAGATATCAGAGAAAAGGAGGCGCAGAGGATATTAAAAAAATAATACACTACTGCCAGCTTGAATTATTAAAAATGAAAGACTTACAGAAGAAAAGATGATAACTGATATAAGTAATCACATAATAATAAAAGATAATTTTTTTAATGAAACAGTTTACAAAAAAATATTAATTGACATATCTAGATTAAAATTTAGTAACAGACACGAATCTGTAAATAATAATTTAAAAAACATTTATCAAAAAATATATTTCAATGTCCCGTTAAGTAAAGATCATTTTGCCGTACAAGAAACTATTAATATTTTAAATAGTTATAAACTTAACGTAAATGATGGAGAACATAATTATTTTTTAAGTGCATCACACGAAGGTGCATCTATACATAATGATGTGGCGAGATTAAATTGTTTAATATATATAAAGGGTAAAAATTTAATGAATAGTGGCACTGGTTTTTATGATAAAGGAAAAGATAACTATCATTTAAGAACCCATGTCGGTTTTAAAGAAAATCGTGGTATTATATTTGATTCAAAAATATATCATTCGACTACACAATTTCAAAAAGATTCTGGTTCACGATATGTAATGGCAAATTTTTTTAGTTAAGGGAGAAAATAAATGATATTACCTCAAACAGAATGGGTTCAACCTACAGAATATCCAGATCTTAGATCTTACGATGAGATTGCAATAGATTTGGAAACAAGAGATCCAGATTTAAAATCAAAAGGATCTGGTGCAGTTATTGGTAATGGTGAAGTTGTTGGTGTGGCTGTAGCTACATATAATAACAAATGGTATTTTCCTATTGCTCACCAAGAAGGACCTAACATGGATAGAGATAAAACTTTAGAATGGTTTAAAGATATTCTTGAATGTCCAGCTACAAAAATATTTCATAATGCCATGTACGACGTATGTTGGATACGTAGTTTAGGCTTAAATATCAATGGTTTAATAGTAGATACAATGATTGCGTGTTCATTATTAGATGAGAACAGATTTTCATACACATTAAACACTTTGTCTTGGCATTTTTTAAACGAAGGTAAAAACGAACGTGCACTAAATGAAGCTGCAAAGTCAAGAGGACTTGATGCAAAGGCTGACATGTGGAGATTACCTGCACATGAAGTAGGAGCATATGCTGAAAAAGATGCTGAGTTAACTTTTAAACTTTGGCAACATGTAAAAAAATTATTAATTGAAAATGATCTACAAGAAATTTTTAATCTTGAAACGGATCTTTTTCCTTGTCTTGTGGATATGCGTTTTTTAGGCGTTCGCGTAGATACTCAAAGAGCTTACGACTTGCGTAAGGAATTGATTGGACAAGAGCAACTATTATTACAAGAAATTCGAAAAGAAACACAAATAGATACTCAAATATGGGCAGCAAGATCGATCGAAAAAGTTTTTCAAAAACTAAACCTATCTTACGAGCGTACTGCAAAATCTGGTGAGCCATCATTTACTAAAAACTTCCTTTCAAATCATGAACATCCTATCATACAAAAGATAGCTAAAGCAAGAAAGATTAACAAAATAAATACAACGTTTATTGATACAATATTAAAACATGAATACAAAGGTAGAATTCATGCAGAGATAAATCAAATTAGATCTGATGATGGAGGAACTATCACAGGTAGATTTAGTTATGCAAATCCAAACCTGCAACAAATACCTGCACGTGATCCTGTATTGGGTCCAATGATAAGAAGTTTGTTTATACCTGAACAAGGATGCAAGTGGGGTTGTTTTGACTACTCGCAACAGGAACCAAGACTTGTAGCGCATTATGCATTGCGTTATGGTCTACCCTCTGTGAATACAATTGCAGATTCATACGATACAGATTCATCAACAGACTTTCACAAAATAGTTGCGGAGATGGCAGAAATACCTAGAGATCAAGCAAAGGTAATTAATCTTGGTTTATTTTATGGCATGGGTAAAGCTAAATTACAAGCAGAGTTAGGTGTATCTAAATTTAAAGCAGAGGAATTATTTGACAAGTATCACTCAAAAGTTCCATTCGTAAAACAATTAATGAATGAAGTTATGAAAGCTGCAGCTAACAAGGGACAAATTAAAACTTTGTTGGGTAGACGATGTAGATTTCCTAAATACGAACCAATACTACGTGGTAGTGATTGGGGTAAATATATACCGCCTGAAGATGAAGAACGTATGCAGGATCTACAAAAGATGGGACCATACTTAAAAGACGATGAAGATGAAATATTAAAAGACAAAGATGGTAATCCTAAAAAGAACTATTGGCATAAAAATCCAACACGTCGAGCTTTTACTTACAAAGCTTTAAACAAACTTATACAAGGATCAGCAGCTGACATGACTAAAAAAGCCATGCTAGAACTGTACAAAGAAGGTATCACACCACACATACAGGTACATGATGAATTAGATATATCTGTCATCAATGATTTAGAAGCAGATAAAATAAAAGATGTGATGGAAAACGCAGTTGACTTAAAGATACCAAACAAGGTAGACTATGAAGCTGGTCCAAATTGGGGATCAATTAAATGAGGAAAAATTATGGCTTATTTAAATGCGAATATACCACCGACTTACGCACAAATAAAAAGGGAGTATCTTTATGATTTACAAAAACATCATGGCGAAGTTGAAGACTGTATTATATTTGGTCTATCAGCTATTACGGGAAGGAGTATACTATGGCATGCTATTATGGAAAACGGTGCAATATTTTATCGCCTACCAATTAGCGCGTTTATTCAAAAGGGATTTGAACCATCCGACGTGCCCACAAGACGACTTGATGAACTACAGCTCTGGAATTGTTTTTCTTATTATCCTTCTGTTCATTCTTTCGATATACTAGCTGGACAAGCAGGTAAATATATAGGCAAAGACAAAAAATGGCATCCAGGAAAATATTTATTTACGGTTGACTTTGCTCATCCAGAGAGTAACATACTTGACACTGATCATTCAGAGATACCGCACGAACATAAGTGCGCTCACATAATTGCACTAGATGATGGCAATTTTGCTGCACAACCTAACAATAGATGTATATGGGACATACCATCTTTCACGGTGAAAGATGAGATTCCTGATTGGAAAGTGCAAACAAATGAATGGAATGTTGAAGATAGTAGAGCGTGGCGGACAGAAGATACCGACAAGTTCTTCTATGAAATTGAGGAGAAGAAAAAATGAAGTGTAAAAACTGTGGAATGGGGTTTATAATAACACCTATTAACGTGGATAAAGTATGTCCGCATTGTGGACATATCCATGGTAAAAACTATGTAGAACATACTCACGAGGATGGCGTAACTCACGCGCATGAGGGTGGGGATGTTCCGCACACACATGAGGAGGACAACATGGTAAAAAAAATCTTACAAAAAATTAAAGATATTCTTTTATGGCCAGTTAGAAAAGTTAAGAATTGGTGGCATAATTGGGGATAATGCATTTGGAGAATAGTCAGAATGAATTACAAGTTTACAGCAGTGCTGATAATTTTGTTTTGTCTTCTGGCTATTTTTCTAGAACCAGGTTATATTAGATAATGAGCAAAAAACCACTCAACATATCGGAAGAGGCAGCCGTGCAAATGCCAATGAAGACAGTTGCTTCATTAATAATTATCGTAGCACTCGGCACGATGGGTTACTTTCAAATCATAGAACGTCTTAACGTTGCAGACACTCGTATACAAATAATGGAGAAAGATCTTGAAGAGAATACAGAGTTTAGAATTAAATGGCCACGTGGACAACTAGGATCACTACCCGCAGATTCTGAACAATTTATGATGATAGAGGATTTGTACAAGACCACAGATAAGATTAATAAACACGTTGAAGATATGGCATTGAACAAAGTAAACATACAATTTTTAAGAACACAGATGGATAAAGTTTTAGCTGATATTGAAAAATTAAAAGATGCTAATCGTGAGATTGGTTATAAGAATGGGAGCTACAATGATTGAAAGTGTGGTGGCCCTCCTGATGTTTGTAAACGCAGAAATTAAAGAAGCGCGTTTACAGGTTGATGGTATGGCCCAATGTTTACGAGGCAAGCGCCAGGCTGAAAGACAATACAGTGAAACTATAATGTACAAATGCTGGAAGGGTGAGGCAGAATTGGAGTCGAACATTGATGGTTCAAGATCAATCAAAAAACTTATTATTGAATAATTTAAAAAAAATTAATAGATTTGCACAAAAGTTAAGGGACGCAAGGTTTTATCAACGTAGAATAAATAATAAAAA